GTAAAATACAAATACTTCTTTTCCATTGGGTATTATCCCACGATATTTAGGAGACATTTCACTAACAATCATTTTACTAATAACATCACTACAATTATTTTGAAAATCTTCTTCCAATGATAAATCAACTTCATTAACTATTTCACTATTTCCATCAAAGACAGGTTTATAATTAAATGATGGAAATATTACAGCATTATTTCTCTCCTCTATTTTCACTATATATTTAACATAAGGATATCGTGTATGATTATTGACTGAATGAAAAATACAAAGATAGATCTGTAATTCAGGAATATCTTCAAAATTATTTGTGTGTTCAGATAAATTTTCTTTAAGACCGTGTTCCTCACTAATGTACGTTAGATTCTGCGTATTTATGGATTCATCGTCATCATCCGATAATCCATATTCTGTATCTGAACCATATTCGTATTCTTCGGTATCCGAATCATTATCAGAAAATCCATATTCTGTATCTGAACCATATTCGTATTCTTCGGTATCTGAATCATTATCGGAAAATCCATCATCTGTATCCGAACCATATTCATGTTCTTCGGTTGCTGTATCGGAATCGTCTTCGGGAATTTTAGGATCTTCACTTGTCTTAGAATTGGACATTTTATTATAATAGTAATATATATTAGTATTATAAATGGATTCAAATGAATTTGATAATATTGTAAGACGCGCAAAAGCTTTAGTTTTTAATCCCCAAGTTGCTACTTATGCGGGTATTGGTATTACAACATCAATCCTTGCTTATTACACTTTATTTGATTCGACCGGATCAATTATACAATCATCGCCATCTGCAAATGAAGAGGAAGAAAAAGAAGAGGAACCACCGGCTGAGGAAGAGGAAGAGGAGCAGGCAGAAGAAGAGCCGGCCGAGGAAGAAGAACCGGTAGAGGAAGATACATCAAAAGAATCTTCAGTTGTTGGCGGCAAACGTAGAAAAACCAAACATAATAAGAAGAATAAAAGTAAGAAAGGCAAAAATAATAAATCAAGACGATCTCGATCTAAAAAATAATTTGTACCAAAAAATTAATTTGTACCAAAAAAAATTTTACACCAATAACGCCGCAATACTTAATTTTTGTTCAGGAGAGAGATTTGTTGGAAATTCCACTTCAAACTCAATAACCAGATTTCCAGCAGGATGGCCTTCTTTAATCATACCCATTGAATTAATAACCTTCTTTGATCCCGGTGGAATAATAGTAGTATTATTATTAATTCCTAAAATCTTTCCATTCAAATGTTCAATTTGGAAACTAAAACCGCATAATGATTCGCGCAAATTGAGCTTCTTCTTATAAATCAAATCAAGTCCATTTCGGATAAAACAAGTATCATTATTAATTTTAATAATTATTCTCACATCGCCTTTAATATTACCATTAATCGTGTTTCCACATTCACTAAGAATAATCGTTTCACCATCAGAAATACCTTTGGGTATAGTTAAATAAATAGTCTCATTTTCATTGGTTTGTATATCTCCACGTTGCGACCATTTTTGTATCTCAGTCGGCACCGTAATTCCATTATATGCATCTTTTAAACTAATCTCTATTGTTTTATTTATAACAGGTGGTTTACTTATGTGTCTCTGGAAAAAAATATTCGGTCCTCCATCACCGTGTATTATTTCAATATTTGGTCCTCCACCATTAAAAAACATTTCAAATATACTTCCTATATTTGGATTAAACCCAGGCGGAAATCCCGGTGGAAACCCAGGCGGAAATCCCGGCGGAAATCCATGTGGAAATCCATGTGGAAACCCATTTGGAATACCATTTAATTCGTTATCATATTCACGCCGCGATGCGTCGTCTTTTAATACTTCATACGCCTCATTTATTTCTTGCATCTTTTCATGTGCAGATTCACTTGTATCTCGATCAGGATGATGTTTAAATGATAAAGCTCGATAAGCTTTTTTTATTTCAGTTTCATTCGCATCTTTTGATATACCAAGAGTATCGTAATGAGTTTTCGACATTATATAATAAAATTGGCTATTATTTTACATACCTTTACGAACAAATATGTTTTGTGTAAAACATATAAACAATATATCGCATTACATCTAATAAAATATGAACACAGACCGTAAATTAGACGAAACAACATTTATAGCAAAATATAAACCATATAAGATCGACGATTTTTTTCTCGAACCCGCACACAATCGGGTTTTGAAAATGTTGATTGAAATTGATGAACTCAATATTTTGCTTGTTGGAAATTCGTGTTCCGGGAAAACATCATTGGTCGATGCATTTATTCGCGATTATTACAATTTGCCCATAACCGCCTCTTTCCCCGATGATAATATTTTAATCATCAATAATCTGAAAGAGCAAGGTATTCATTATTTTCGCAGCGAAATGAAGACATTCTGTCAGTCGCGATCCAATATACGCGGTAAAAAGAAGATGATTATTGTCGATGATATTGATCTCATAAATGAGCAGAGTCAGCAAGTTTTCCGTAATTATATAGATAAACATAGTCACAATGTTTTATTCATTTCGGTTTGCACCAATATTCAGAAGGTAAATGAAAGTCTTCAGTCCCGTCTCCATATAATCAAAATCACACCGTGCAAGCGCGAAAATTTAGTCTCCACCATGGAGAAAATAATTGAGAAGGAAGGCCTCAATATCGATGCCGATGCACGCGAATTTATTTTAGATATCAGCGACAATTCGGTACGCGTATTAATTAATTACTTGGAAAAGATCTACATTTTGGGGGAGCACGTTACGCTTGATATTGCACACCGTATTTGCGCCAACATTTCATATGTTCATTTCGAGAGATTTATTGATAGCTTGGACAAGAATGATTTGAAAACCGCGGTTTTAATCTTGTATGAGGTTCATGAATACGGATATTCGGTCATTGATATCTTGGATTACTTCTTTTCCTTTGTAAAAATGACGAACAAAATAGATGAAGAATTGAAATACGAAATATTACCATTTTTGTGCAAATATATTACCATATTTCACAAAGTACATGAAGATGTTATAGAATTAGCGTTTTTCTCCAATAACTTGTTGTTTTTATATAACCAGTACAAAGAGCAAAATAAAGACCAAATCGTGTATACTAGTTCAGACGACGAGCAATAAGATGACGAGCAATAAGATGACGAACAATAAGACGACGACGATAAACAATAAAAGGTATACAAAAAAATAATATGTAAATATATATAATACATATTATTCAGAGAATGTTAAAAAAGACGTTTAAGCAGGCCATTCCACACAATCTCCTGTTTGATCTTCTAGAACAAGTATGTTTGAAAACGGATAAATACTATTTTTTCGATCTGAACGCATACAAGAAAATGATTTTCCTGGAATTACAAGATCCTTTTATCTTGGCGATTCGCGAATATTATCACACATCAAAATTGTTTTATTTAGATCGTAAAATCACATACAATTCATTCACTAATATTTTGCGACAAATATGTAAATATTCGGAAATAGAGGTTCAGTCAGAAATGAAATATAACTATTCCCAATACTATATTAATTTCTATATTTACCATACAAATGTTGCGCAATAAGTCACATTACGTTCTACAGTCACATTATGTTCTGTCGGTCACATTATGTTCTACAGTCACATTACGTTCTACGGCTTACAACGCGTGAATTTGCTACTCCGCTACCGCCTCCACTCGTGGACAAACTACCCTTCTTGTAAAATACAAGAGCATTGTTTGAATATAAACTACATTTACACGATCGGCGCTGTGGTTCAACATATGGATACACAAAATATGTGCCCGTAGCAATTAAAGTGTCTCCAGTATTGTAGGGACCGCCATTTGACGATGGATCTGTACCATAGATATTACTATAAATCATCCACGATGAAATATCATTTACAGTTTCAATCGTGTAATTATAGCTAGAGGTTATTGCATCCATTCCATTGCTTGCATCTGTTATATTGTTAAAATATACAATGTATGATGGCCCTCCTACTCGAAATCCGGTTTCACTCATAGGACCAAGTAGCAAACGCTCAGTGCTTCCTGTATTGATTGTATAATGTTCAATACCTTCGTTAAAAACATACGCATCACCCGCATTAATTTCATAAGTCTGTCCATCAATAAATAAATTTCCAATACTATCTGTTAAATAGAGCAAATGCGTGTTGTGAAACTCTTGTTCTCCTCTATCAGTATGTGCAGGAGTATCGCCTTTAATCCATCGCAATGGTATTGTTGTCTGCTGCGATAAATTAATGTTAAATCCGGTTTCCAATTTATTTTTGAGTTCGTCGGTTAAGATTATAGAGAAATCCACTTTGTCTAACATTGAAAGTTTTTCCTTGTTTTCTTGAACAATGGGATCATTTACTATATCAACAATTTCGTTAGCAGATAAGATATTACTAATCATATATTATATATTTTACACATATAATATATTTTTCAATGGTATTGCTCTAAATCGCAGCAACACTCTTCACCTCTTTATTTGTAAAATACTCATTTGTCGTGTCTACAATAGAGGCTTTCAAATATTTAACAATGACTATATTGGTGTTTAACACATCTTCCGAAGACATATACGCCAACCATTGATATTTGTTTCGCTTCAATACCTCATCAGCCGGTATATAAATACCGTGTGCATCTTTATCCAAGTCCAAATAATCTTCGCTCATCAAATCCTCTAATAATATTGGTTTTCCACGCGATGAGCGAACCCCCAATTTTTTACCACTTATCAATTCTACTGAGCCCGATTTAATCTTATTGCTCAACCACTGCTGCGTCAGTCCAAGGAATTCCGCTTCCGATGTTAAAAATGTCTTTTCGGTGCGCGAGTCCAAATACTCCATAAACTCGCGAATCACGGGGCAACCTTTACGCGCGCAAACGATTTTCATACCGGGTGCAAAATCGGATGTTGTGCTTGTGGTGCGGTTGATTTCCTCGCCCACGCAAGGATTTCCTTCCGAGCATTCTTCATATAGAGGCTTCAACGATTTTGTGCAAATAAATGAATTAGGAATCGTAATACCACCATATAAATGTAGGAGCCGCATCATCCCAAATTCACGATAAACAGATCGCAATGGGGTGGGAATATTGAGTAAATTGACTTTCCAATCGGGCAAAAGGCGCGCGAAAGACTCGTCGTCAATCAAACAAATATTGAATTCGCCGCCACAATGATTAATAATGGATTTGATCGCAAGATGAATATATGGTTGGTTTAAATCAGTACTGTTGCGACTATAGAAGTCTTTCCATTGACGGGCATTTTTCTCATAGGAAGTGTGGATCCAGAGCTTGGGTCTGTTCATTCCATAAAGCGGCGATTCGTTCAATAAATATTGGCGAATCATCTCATTTTCGGCATCATTGCTAGTGAGACCTTGCTTTATTTTGTCGCCGAAATAACTCGCAATTCCAATAATACAAACTGCGGCTAAATATTGGTATACATATTTTCTATCAAACATTTATAATAGGTTCTTATAATATCACAAGATATACTTTTCTTAGCAATAATACAGACGGACATTAGCCCGTATTATTTAGACTTGGCCTTTATCTGAGGATTTCTTTAATTCTTCAGACTTTACTTCTTCCGGCTTTTCTTCTTCAGATCCAAAAATACTTTCAATAAAGCTACGTGTCTTCATTTTTTCCTTCTTTACTTCGGATAAAGTAGGCTCAGTTTCAACAACTACTGTTGATGGAGTACTTGATTCCGCTACAGGCTTTTCTTCAGATGTAGACTTTTCGACGGGCTCTTCAACCGGATTCTTCGGTTTAACTTCCTCTCCAAAAATACTTCCTAAGAATGTAGATTGGGGTTTAACTGTCATTTGTCCAATTGGTCTAGTCCCGCGCATTTTTTTATTACGACTCTTATTTTTCTTGGTTTTAGAGACAGATAAAATTTGCGATAGCGGCTTATTTAAATCGCCTTTTTTAATACAAACTTTTTGTGTTCCGACAGGACAGGGTTTCCCACCGTTCAACTTTTTGTTACCACCTTTCAATACCTTCTTCTTATGCTTTTTTGTTAACGGCATGTATATATTATAAACATTTAATATTTACATACTGCTAAATATTTTAACGCAACTGTAAAAATGCCGCCCGTACTGAATTTTGTTTTGCCTCATATTCTTTTTGCAGCATATAATCGCGATGTTGTTTATTCATAATAGTTTGTTCGTATTCTTTTTGTTGGCGTGCTAAAATGGCGCTTGCTTGGTCTTTTGCTAGAGGTGTTGCTCCGCCGCCTGCATCCCGTTCTTTCACAAATTGATCCACAGTCTTGTATTGGGGTCGTTTTTCGAAATCGGTTTCGGACACAGCAAAAACCGTCTGGTCTTTATGAACTTTACGTAAATCATCGAATTTTAATTTGCCGAATACATCACATGCAACATAATCGCCGTCATCATCGACATCGTAGCAGCTGGTTGCCCCACCACTATTCATTCGCATTTCTTGGACGCCTTTATATACTTGGAGCGCTGCTTGACGTTGCTTGACGTTTTCCAATTCGGAGCCCATATTTTTAGGATTAACATGTTTATTACTAAAATCGTCCAATACAGGTTCGGTTTGTCTAAACCAATCATATTTAGATGTATCCACTTTTTTAGCCATATTTTTGTCGTAAAGATCGTTGAATTTAGCATTAAATGCGCCGCCATCTAATTTTTTGGCGACAGAGGCCATTTGCTGGGCGACACCGTCATCGTTTCCGGCATTTCCAATGGATGATGCAGATGCGATATTTGGATTATAAGCAGGTTGTGTTTGCATTTGTGATTGTTCATTGTATTTGGATTTTTGTTTGTAAATATTTAAGACAATTTCGTAAGCCTGTTTATAGAAAAGGAAATAATTGGCTGGAAGGCGAGATTTGTCGGGATGGGTCATTAATACTTTCTTTTTAGCGGCACGCATAGAATCATCGGTAAGATTATAGTCAAGGTCAAATAGTCCGAAGATTTCTTCGAGCGAATAATTGTTGATATCCAAATTATGTGAAGACATTAGTTAATATTGAGATGGATTTTGTTTAGGGAGGTTTTACGTGTTGTACTTTAATTATAAAAATAAAATACTATGGCGCAACCAGGTGCACCAAATTCACCATTCCATCCATAAGTACTTGTGTTATCACCCTTGCCTCCGTTTCCTCCTTCACCATATTGTAAATATCGAGTTGGATTAACATTATTTGAGTTTTTCTGTGTTTGGGCTGATACTAAATTAATTAAATTAATATTTATAGTATCACCATATTTTGGCTTTCCACCAGCGCCTCCAGGATTTGGTGTTGATCCATAACTACCTGCACTACCGGCAACGCCTGTATAAGAATATATTGCATTTGTTGAATTTGCATTTGCTGCTGGTCCTGTGGTTCCACCGCCACCACCAGCACCACCTCCACCGCCGAACCCACCGTTTGCTGTGTAAGTAATACCACTATAATTAAATGATGTATCAACACCAGCTCCACCGCCGTACCCAGCAAAATTCGGACCTGTACCATCTTCGTCACCTGGACCATTAGCTTGATTACCGGATGTATAACCATATATTCCACCATAACCAACATTTACAGTATAAGTACCACTCGTATAATTGATAGAAAATATAGATATACCACCACTTCCGCCACCACCGCCACCGCCAGCGCCACCGCCACTTTTAGAACCACCGCCACCGCCACCACCACCGCCACCGACTAATAATACTAACATCCGGGTAACACCGGATGGAGGCGTTACAGTACTTGATGCAGTTGTTCCTGCTGTAAAATTTGTACTGTTGTTAGCGTTTCCGCCATAAAATGCATAAGGAGGACAAAACCTTGTATTTGCCGAGTTAGTTAAAAAATTAGCAGTTGCATACATTCTTGAATCTCCATTAAAAGTTGTCTCATTTGCTGTAGTTGAAATACCAGCATAAAATGGTTTAAAAAATTTTAATATTGAGTTATTGTTTGTATAATTAGTTAAAGTATTATTAGATGTATCGGCACTTCCAGCTGCAGAAAATATTGTATTAATATCTCTTCCATTAACTTTAAAATTTGTAGTCATTATATAAATATACCAATAATTATATAAAGCAAACATATAATTATTTCCATATTATGTTCTTCACACCGCATTCTTCAAAAGTCCACATTTCCGATGAATTTACTCGTGCCGATTTTGAAAAACTTCTTACTGAAAATCCCGGTAAAGTTGTCCTAAAGTTTGGCGCTACTTGGTGTGGTCCTTGCAAACGCATTGAATCTCACGTTAATCAATGGATTGATGTGCTGCCTGAAACTGTTGTTTCTGTAATTATTGATATTGATGAATCTTTTGATATTTATGGGTATTTTAAAGCTAAGCGTCAAGTTGCTGGTATTCCTGCAATTTTATGTTTTAAAAAGGGGAATCTGTCGTATATTCCAGATTTCTCAGTAAATACGTCGGATTTAGGGGAAGTCAATGCTTTTTTTAAGCGGGTACGCGACGAATAAAAGCGGGTACGCGACGAATAAAAGCGGGTACGCGACGAATAAAAGCGGGTACGCGACGAATAAAAGCGGGTACGCGACGAATAAACAAAATATTGTTAAGTACGCGACGAATAAACAAAATATTGTTAAGTACGCGACGAATAAAACAACATTGTTGTTAAGTACGCGACGAATAAAAACTCTTATTACTAAAAAATAGTATAAATATTATACTATTATTTTCCTATAAATATGGATTTACACTCTGTTTCTGAAAATCGCATATTAGTATTCGGATCGAATGGATGGATCGGTCAAAAAGTAGTCAATTTATTGCAAGCCATCCCATCAGTCACCGTCATTTTCGCCAAGTCTCGCGCCGAAAACGCTATCGCCGTAAGAGAAGAGATTTTTGCAAATCGCGTAAGTCACGTAATGTGTTTTATCGGGCGCACTCACGGTGAAGGAATTACCACTATCGATTATTTGGAAAAACCCGGAAAATTGGTTGATAATATTCGCGATAATTTGTTCGCTCCGCTCACGCTTGCCGATTTATGCGGTCAACTTAATGTTCATTACACATATTTGGGAACCGGCTGCATTTTTGATTATGACGAAGCACATCCTTTCGGCGATGAAACCACCGGATTCAAAGAATCCGACGATCCCAATTTCTTCGGATCATCATATTCGATCGTTAAAGGATATACCGACCGTTTGATGCGATCGCGTCACGTATTGAATGTCCGTATCCGAATGCCTATTACCGACGAAATTTGTTCACGCAATTTCATAACAAAAATCACTAATTATCCTCGCATATGTTCTATACCAAACTCGATGACTGTGCTTAGTGATATGTTACCGATAATGGTCGATATGGCTCTGAAAAAACATATTGGTACTGTGAATTTGGTGAATCCCGGATTAATATCTCACAATGAAATCCTTGAAATGTACCGGGAAATTGTAGACCCCAATTTTACTTGGACTAATTTTACTATTGAAGAGCAAAACCAAATATTAGCATCAAAACGGTCAAATAACTGTTTAGATACAAGTTCTCTCAAAGATGTTCCTCATATTAAAGATGGTGTGCGAAGAGTGCTTATGCAAATTCGTGATAATGCGTTAAGCGTATAGCTTACAAATACAAGCTCTGGCTGGTCGCAACATATTTTAAAATCATATTATCAATAGATGCAAGCTTATGCATAAATTCAGTTTTATTCATAATCTCACAAAACCCCTGCATTTCTCTCGAAATAGTGGATATTTTCATTACTGCTTTCGTGAAATCACCAATCGAAACGCCCTTCTCCTCATGTATGCGCACTATAAGTTGTCTACAGTGCATCTCATCATTGCACTCACACCATTCAACTATTTCATCCATTATATCATAGCAAAATCCGTCCAATCCCGATGATCCATAAACCTTCTTATATTCCTCTTTTGAAATAATCGATTCGCGGATTTGATCAAACTCGCGTACCTTATTAACCAAAAAATTATCATATGAGCAGTTTGCTATGGCCACCCGCGAATCTTCGATTACGCGAACATCAGTAAAAAGACTCAAAAATCCGACGATTTGTGATACTGTAAATTCCTCAAAATACTTCCATTGCACACAAACCAAGGATATTAGCACCGGATTTATCTCAGCCATTCGCGAAGCAATCGTTCCCAATTCCTGCGTAAGCGCATAACAACCTGGTTCCACATTAGTGATTATCGATGTTTCCTCCATAATATGTAGTAATGATTCCACACAAGACTGAATGTAATATTGAGTTCCGATTAATTGCGATTCCTTTTGTTTCTTTTCGTCCAACACCTTCTTGTATTCCAAATAGTATTTTTGGTCTTTCTCGAGTCCTTCGTATGCAGCCTTCATCTTCTTAATAGTCGCATCAATTTCCTTGCGCTTCTTATTAGCAGCATAAGGCAATAAATCCAATATTTTGGTGTATTCAACCAATGTTTCACGTGGGGTTTTCACATTATTCATAAAATCATCTTTTATTTTTATACGTGCATCGATTGCTTCCAACTCGCCAATAATACCTCTTTCGGCATCATCAAGTTCGTATTTCAACATTGATTTGTCGGCAAATCCGACAAGATCTTCGATAGTTGCTTGCCCAGTAGTTTTAAATACATTCAATAACATTGGATAATATACTTGGAATTTACTAACCAATTTCTGCGGTTTTCCACACAAGATTTCCTTGTATGTTTCGAGCTGTGGTGGTTCAAACAAATTTGCACAATGGACAACATGCCCGACAGTGTCTAATCCACGACGTCCAGCACGTCCCGCCATTTGAGTGTATTCGTGCGGCAATAAATATCTTTCTTGTGATCCATCGAACTTTTTCAAACTAATAAATACGGCGGTTTTTATGGGGCAATCAAGACCAATGGCGAAACTCTCAGTTGCGAAAAGCACCTTGATATATTTCTTGGATATCATTAATTCGACAATTTCTCTCAAAATTGGTATCATACCCGAATGATGAATTCCAATACCTTTTTCCAAGAGCGATACCAACGTTTGGTATTCGGGCAATGCGTGATATTCGCGCCAATTAGGAAGTCTTCGCAAAACGGCATCGCATTCTTTGCGCACCAAAAAAGGGTTATAATCCTCCAAATCGCTATCAAACAATGGTACAGTGATTTCTTCGGCACATTGTTCAACGAGTCGTCGAGAGAAGATAAATACGATTGCGGGTAACATATTATTGTTCTTTAAATGAGTGAAGAGCTCATTCAATACAAATTTGCGGCGACTGACTGTATTATTTTCGTGCATCAAATTCATAATTGCACTGGTTTCGAAATAGGTGTCTTCAATAAAATTGCCTTCTGCTGTCTTAATGGGAAGACATTGATTCAATGATGAACGCACTCTTTCTTCGAGCTCCTTGTTTTTTACCTTCTTAAAAAGTCCCTCGGATGAACAAACAAAAGAATAATGAGTTAGTGGGACAACACGAGTATTTGTTGAACAAATGACGACTTGTTTTAAAGGCAACGCAGTTGTCGCTTCGCTTGTTGCCTGACTGGTTGCTTCGCTTGACGCTTGACTGATGCTTTCAGCATCTTTTTGGTCGGTATTTTCAGCACCTTCACACCAACGCGCAAACTTAACAGGATCATCTAATGTAGCTGATAACATTACCATTTGAATATGAGTTGGAAGCATTAAAATGGATTGTTCCCAAACGTGGCCTCGGTGTCGATCATTAATATAGTGCAATTCATCAAATATAACTGCTCCCAGTTCATTTTCAATGTCCATATCAAAACTAAGTGATGATGTTGGTGTGTCCTTGGATAAATCCTTAGACAAGGTGAATAAGCGATTCATCAAAATCTCAGTCGTCATAATCAGAACTTGAGCAGTGGGATTAGTTTTAATATCGCCGGTTAAGAGTCCAAATGAAATATCCGGGTATTTACGAGTGAAATCAAATAATTTTTGATTGGATAGTGCCTTGATGGGCGAGCAATAAATTACCCGCTTTCCGAGTCCTGTGAAATGTTTTATGGCGAATTCGGCGGGAAGAGTTTTGCCGGATCCGGTTGGCGCACAAACAAGAGCGTGATCACCATCCACAATAGCAGCAATAGCGTGTTTTTGGAAATTACTGAGGGGGTATGAAAAAGATTCAAAATATGAATTATACTTTGAATCAGCTGGGAATTCGTTTTTATCGTCTGCGATTTTTACCATTTTATTTGTATGTTTTTAGTGTTAATATATTATTATGTGCCGTTGTATTTATATTCTTTTAAAATGTATTATTTTTACTGGGTACTGCACATAAAACGCACATAGTCTCTACTTTTTCCAAATCCAACATTCATTTTCAACGATGTTTGGAATTAATATTTCATCTTTGATATCTTCATTATAAAACATATCTGAGCCGCCCTCTTTTTTGCACAATTCACTATTGCATTCACAATGCATATTATTCATCTCCGCCAATAAAGTATAAAACGATTTACCATCAAAAACAAGATCGCATTTGTAATTTGTTTGTTTCCATTTATTTCCCTTGTTATCGATTAAAAACAATGTTTTTCCGATGAATGATTCATCGATTACACAATTTGTGTCTTTTGTTTTCAACATATTATTGTGTATCCTTATGAATCCTCTATATTATTTACAAAAACATATAGAGGATTTGTTCTAATAACTAAAAATGGAAAATATTATTTACATTATTGACTTTAACGACGGAAGAGTAAAAGAGCGATCTGGAAAAGATTTGTTGGATATGATAGATAATTTTATAGATGAAGTTTCGCGCATTCGCAAGCGATACAAATATAACAAAACCACATTTTTTATGACCCTCTACACTTCGGAACAAAATTTCGAAGCAAATGACTACATTGAACATTATCAAAGTCTTTCTACCGATAAATATGGACCCCATTTTTTTAGTCAAGTCGATGCTGAAATTATCCGCAAAATAAATTTCTAGGAACGGCATAAAATTGAACTAAACAAAGAAACACAAACCAAAAACACAAAACTAATTTTAACAATCAATTAATCAAATTAATTTTAACAATCTAACTAACAAAATGAACATTTTATCAGCAGTTGTAGCATCAGTCGCAGTCGCAGGTGTTTGCGGATCTTTGGATGAACGTGGTCTTATGAATAGCCTTGATAGAAAAGGATTTACTTACCCTCGATGTGGCGCCGAATTATTTGCTAACATTAACGATGCCCGTGCAACTCGGGCAAGAACTATTGTGGATAAAGATTCAATTCGTCTTATAGACAATGGAATTGGAATGGATGAAGATGGAATTAAGAACATGCTTTCGTTATTTAGAGAAAATCATATAAATGATAGTTCAATGGGTGTTTCAGGATTTGGCGCAAAGCCGTCGCTTTATATTTTGTCCAAAAAAAATGAAAAACCAACAACAGTATATATGTATACGCATATGGAAGGATGCGGATACATAAAGGTTACAATTCCCTTTGATAGAATGAAGGAAGAAGGGCGATATACAAATATGATTACTTATGATATTATGAATGAATC